GAGAGAGCCGTAGGGGCTGGGCTGGGTGTAGGGACAGGGAGAGAGAGCCGTAGGGGCTGGGCCGGGTGTAGGGACAGGGAGAGAGAGCCGTAGGGGCTGGGCCGGGTGTAGGGACAGGGAGAGAAGGCCGTAGGGGCTGGGCTGATGGTGCCCGATGTGTTGGGGCTTGAGGTAGGGCAAAAGAAAAGGGCCCGCGCAGCGGCGGGCCCTTGGTGGTGTAGGTGACGGCGCTTGTTAGGCGGCGGCTTCCAGGGTGCCCCCGGTCTCGAGCGTTTCAAGTTTCGCATAGAGCGGATTCAATTGCTTGGTCACAAGGCCCTTATCGTAGCCGGTCAAGGCGTCGCGGGTGCGTTCCAGCCGGGTGATGCGGGCCTTGGTGGCGGCGATCTGGTGGCCGATGGTGCCCTTGGTGGCGGCCGCCTTGGCGCCGGCGTTCAAACGGGTCTGGCTGTCGATGTTCACGTTACGCATGGTTCAATCTCCTGTTGCAGTGTCCGGCGGGGACCGTCCCCGTCGTCGATGGTTAGAATATAGGGTGTGATATGAATTTTGTCAATATTATCAGCAATCTAGCGGCCATCCTGCATCCGTTGTAAACCGGGCGATCTGGCGCGGCGCGAAATTTTTTTGAAAAAAAATGCACGGGCTGGTTGCGGTTTTTGTGGGGCGAAGGCCGGGGGCGATCGTATGGGGCGCGTATATATAAGGGCTATGTGTAGGCCTATGGATAGGGCTGATGTTATGGGCGCCGGGTGTATGGGTAGCGGTATGCCTAGTCGGGCTGTAGGGCTTCCAGGGTTGCGCCTGGCTGAGGGGCGAGGAAACGGACCGGCGAAAATCTCAAGGCGCTATGCGCGCGGCGGGCGGCGGGCCTGTGTGGGTTTAGGTTGTGATCCATGGGCGATCCATGCCCAGCTGGCACGTAGGCGGCTGCGCACCCACGGCCCGAGCGAACGGCGCAATAAACTATCAGCTTTTTATAAATATTATTTCAATTGGAGAGTATTAAATATGAATCCAGTTTAAGAAAGAGTGACACCCTACCCCCCTTCCCTGTCAAGAGACCGCGACCAAATCTCACAGCTCTTTGCTCTACCCAGGTCCAAACCGAGAGATAGTCGGCGACACCACAACTAGGTGTGACGACTTGAACGACTTGAAACGACTTGCAGATCGCCACTATTGCCTCGGTTATGAGAAAGATACATAAATAGCGACTTGTTTATGGCGGCGTAATGAGAGGGACTCATGTCTCTCTCGCTGGACCGGAGGAACGGCACGCGCGTGGGAAAGGGTCAGCCGGTGGCTGAGAACTCAGACAGCCCTATGGAAGGCAAACTGGTATGCGGAGCGAAGACCAGGAGCGGCGGCACCTGTCAGAAACCGCCTATCAAGGGGAAAAAGCGGTGTCGTCTTCATGGCGGCGCCAGCAACAACCCTGCGCCGAAGGGCAACACCCGCGCTCTCAAGCACGGCCTCTACAGCTCGGTCATATCCGACGAGGAAAAGCGGCTTTGGGAACACATCGAGCTCGGCACGATCGACGACGAGCTTCGACTGGCTCGGGTCAAGCTACGACGCCTGTTGGCCTTCGAGAACGCCCAGAACACGCCCCAGGACGCCGGTGGGGCGACGAATTCGTCTCGAAAAGGCATGACGCTCGAGGAAGTCCGCGTCTTGACCGACGGCCGCAGCCGGCAAACCGAGATGGTTCAACGCCGAGTCGATTACACACCAGAGATCCGCGGCTTACTCAAAACGATCGGCGATCTCGAGAAAACGCGCGCGGCAATCGGAACCGGAGCGGACGACCCGGAAACGATGGCCAGAAAGGTCCAGGACGCATTGCACGCGATTCATCTGATCCAGGAAGGAATACCGGTTGGACCCGATGAGGCATATGAGGCCGCTTGATGCAGCCGCCAGACGCTTTTCTGACCGCGCAGCAGAAGGCAGCTATGGCGACGCTTGGGCCGCGGTGGTACCCACTGCGGCAGCATCCTGTTCAACTGCGGCTTTGGAACGACGACTACCGATTCAAGGTCGTCCCGGCCGGCCGGCGTTCGGGCAAGACCGAGAACGCCAAACGCCGCATTGTGAACTGCGCCATTCGATCAAATCGGTACGGAAACGCCAGGTTCTTCGCCGCGGCGCCGACTTGGGCCCAGGCCAAACGCATCTTCTGGGCCGATCTGAAGGCGATGGTGCCGAAATGGCTGCTTGCCGGCGCGCCGTCGGAAGGCGAGCTGACGATCAGGCTCAACACCGGCTCGGAAATCTGCGTTTTCGGCATGGACAAGCCGGAACGCATCGAGGGTTCACCTTGGGATGGCGGCGTCCTCGACGAATACGCCAACATGAAGGAACAAGCCTGGGGGGCGCACGTCCGCCCTGCCCTCTCGGATCGCCGCGGCTGGTGTTGGCTGACCGGCGTCCCGGAAGGCCGCAACCACTACTACGACATCTACAAACGGGCCCAGGCCGACACGACCGGCGAATGGGGACACTACACCTGGAAATCGTCCGAAGTTCTGCCGCTTTCAGAAATCGAAGCGGCGCGAAAGGACCTCGACGAACTGACCTTCCTGCAGGAATACGAAGCGAGTTTCGTCAACTTCCTGGGTCAGGCCTACTATTCGTTCGACGACAAAATTCATTGCGCGCCTCTGACGTACCGGCCGGACGATCTGATCGTCTTCTGCTTCGACTTCAACGTGGCGCCGGGCATAGCTGCGATCTGCCAGGAGCAGCACTTGCCGTCCGGTCAGTACGGCACAGGCGTGATCGGCGAAGTTCACATCCCACAACATTCGAACACGGTTCGGGTCTGCAACCGATTAATTCAGGATTGGGGGCACCATCGCGGGAAAATCCTCTGCTACGGCGACGCATCCGGCGGCGCGGGTGGCAGTGCGAAGGTAGCCGGCTCGGACTGGGACCTGGTCCGAAAGACGCTCAAAGAGAAGTTCGGCGATCGGCTCGATTTTCGGGTGCCGTCCGCCAACCCGTCGGAACGCGCCCGCATCAACGCGGTCAACACGCGACTGAAGTCGATAAGCGGCGAGGTTCGTCTGATGGTCGATCCACGATTTGCACCGAATGTCGTCATCGACTTCGAGGGTGTGCGCCTCGTCAAGGGTGGTTCGGGCGAGATCGACAAGAAAGCCACCCCGAAGCTGACGCATGTCACCGACGCGATCGGCTACTACGTCTTCTACGAATTCCCGGTCATCAAACAAACGGCGACGCAAGCCACCATCATCGGAGTCTGATCCAATGCCGGTAAACACCCCCCACAACGAGTATTTGGCGAACAAACCAGATTGGGAACTCATGCGCGACGCCATCGCCGGCGAACGCACCATCAAGGAACGCGGCACGACCTACTTGCCCAAACTGTCGGGCCAGACCGACGAGGAATACAACGCCTATAGGACCCGGGCGATGTTCTTCGGCGCGACCGGTCGCACCCATGACGGCTTGCTCGGCGCGGTATTCCGCAAAGCGCCGAGCTACGAACTGCCGAGCCGCATCGACGCTATCGCGAAGGATGCCGATCTGAATGGCACGCCGCTCGAAATGCTCGCCGTGTCGCTCGTCTCTGAAATTCTCGGCGTCGGCCGCGTCGCGATTCTGACAGATTGGCCTGAGAATCCGGTTGCCGAGCAAGCCAGGCCATACCTCTCCCTCTACTTGACCGAACAGATCACCAACTGGCGCACGCGAGTGATTAACGATGTTCCGGTCCTCGACCAAGTCATTCTCTACGAAACCACCGACGAGCCCGCAGAAGACGGCTATGGCACGGTCGTCAAGCAGAACTATCGTGTCCTGAAACTCGACGACACTTCCGGATCCCTCGTGTACACGGTCGAAATCTGGGAGAAAATGAAGGAAAAGGAGGAATGGTTCCTTTCCGAGACGCACATTCCGACCCACCGTGGCAAACCACTCGACTGGATACCGATCACCATTTTCTCACCGCACGATCTGTCGCCGAAAGTCGAAAAGCCGCCACTGCTCGACCTGGCCACCGTTAACGTCTCGCACTACCGGACCTCCGCCGACCTGGAACATGGTTGCCACTGGACGGCGATCCCGACGCCTTGGGTCTCTGGTCTCACCGACCACACCACGACCTTACACGTCGGCGGGCAAACGGCATGGGTGCTGCCGGAAAACGCTCAAGCTGGCATGCTCGAGTTCACCGGAACCGGCCTTGCGGCGCTCGAAAAGCGTCTTCAGGAGAAACAGGCGAATATGGCCCGTTTGGGCGCTCGGCTCCTGGAAGACCAAAAGCGCGCCGCCGAGACCGAGGGATCGAAGCGCCTGGACTATTCCGGCGACAATTCAGTCCTAGCCTCCGTGGCGAACGCTGCGAGCGAAGGCTTAACGCGAAACCTCAACTGGGCCAACTATTGGGCCGGCGGCGGCGAGGAAGAGGTCGAGTTCGCGGTCAACAAGGACTTCTTCGACAACCCGCTCGGGGCGCAGGATGTGCTTCACCTTGTCGCCGCATGGCAATCCGGCGGACTGCCGCGATCGGCGCTCTACTGGAACCTGCATCAGGGCGAGCGGCTGCCTCCCGACATGACGGAGGATGAATTCGTTCGCCAGATCGAACAGGAAGGGCCGGCACTCGGTACGATCGGCGAGAACGACGAGGACGATCCTGAACCGTCGCCGGACCCAATCGAAGACGAATAGGACCGATCATGACCTATGCTCGGGACCAATTCACCGGCAACATTATTGCGCTCGACTTCTTCTCGACGTTCTGCGGAGATTTGATCTCGAAGGGCACAGCGAGGGAGGTCTACGTCTATGCGCCAGACCCGCGATACGTCGTGAAAATCGAAGTCGCCGCCAAGAGCTTCCAGAACATGCGGGAATGGGAGTTCTGGCGCGATTTCAATTTCGTCGACGACATCGCCAAATGGCTGGCGCCATGCAAGAGCATAAGTCCCTCCGGGATCATTCTCATTCAGCGGCGCACCAAGCCGATACCTGCCCACCGGTATCCCGATCGTCTGCCCCAATTCCTGACCGACATCAAACGAGAAAATTTCGGACTTATCGGCAACAGAGTGGTTGCCCACGACTATGGACGAGTTGTGACTTCGGCCCCAACCACCGCCCGGAAAGCGCTTTGGAGGTACTAGATGCCCCAATCCCTGAACGAAGAACTGCTCGACGCCGTTGTCCGCCATCAGATCTACCTTCAGCGATACTCCACGAGCGTCGTTCGGAAGATCATCAAACTCCTGAACAAGACGGATGCCGACATCGTCTCCCAGATCCTTGAGAAAGACCCGCTGAACCAAAACGGCACTTGGTCGGCCCGGCGCCTGAAAGCCCTGCTCAATGCGATCCGCGGCATCAACCGGGACGCCTTCAATCGGGTCGAGAACGCCGTCAGGTCGGAATTGACGGCCGCGGCCGCCTACGAGGCAGACTTTTCCGCCCGTATGATCACGCTCAACCTGCCGGTCGAGTTCAACATCGTGCAGCCTTCTGAAGAGCTTTTGGCAACGGTTGTGACCAAGAACCCCATCCACGGCCAATTGATCGGCGGATGGGTCGATCACCTGAGCAACAGCCGCATTCGCTCGATCGAGCAACAGCTTAGGATCGGCCTCGTCGAGGGCGAGACAATCGATCAGCTCGTCCGGCGCCTGCGCGGGACCAAAGCACGACAGTATCGCGATGGCGTGCTCGATCTCGGCCGCCGGCACGCCGAGTCCTTCGTTAGAACCGCGGTCAACCATGCAACGACACAAGCCCGCGAAGCACTTTACGGCCACAACCGAGACCTCATCAAAAAAGTGAAATGGGTATCGACGCTCGATTCCCGCACCACACCTATCTGCCGGGCCCGGGACGGCAAACTGTTCGAAGTCGACAAAGGCCCACGACCGCCGGCGCATCCTGGATGCCGGTCCACGACCGTCCCGATCGTGCCAAGTTGGCGTGAACTCGGGTTCGACCTGGATGAACTCGACCCCGGCACGCGCGCGAGCATGAACGGCCAGGTTCCGGCCGATCTGACCTATGGCCCATGGTTGAAGCGGCAGCCGACGGAATTCGTCGAAGACGTTCTCGGCAAGACAAAGGCGAAACTGTTCCTCAAGGGAGAACTGCCCATCGACCGCTTCGTCGACGATCGGGGATTCGAACTGACCTTGGATCAGTTACGGCAGCGCGAGGCGGCAGCTTTCGCGAAAGCGGGCCTGTAACGACGGCGATCAACGACAAGTAATGATTTACTGTGAACGACTATGAGTAACGTCAATATTACTTGGATCGACTTTGTCGACTTTGCATGAGATTCTTGCATATGGATCGAATTCGGGTATTATTCCCGCGTCATGGAAGGCTCACACAATCGTCTCACGATCATTCGAGGCGGTTGCCAGGGGAAGCCTTACGCGAGACGGACGAAAGGGGAAGCTGAACAACTGGTATGCCGAACTTGCGAACACGACATTGGTGTCGCTACTTCGGAATGGCTGGAAATTCAGATTGCCCCCATGATCCAAGGGAACGAAGTGAAACCCGGTACGCCAGGTTTGATCTGCGTTCACTGCCTGTCTCGCGGAAAGGTAACGCGGGCGACATGACTTTTTTTGCAACAGGAAATGAGTAAAACTCATTTATTGTAGCGGGTTGGCGCAGTCTGGTAGCGCGGTTGGCTCATTACCAACAGGACGTCGGTTCGAATCCGACACCCGCCCCCAATGCCAGAGAGAGGCCGTCCGGCGCGTCCCACACATATTCGGGCCGTCGGGCGGCCAAATATCTAAACAAAGACCATCGCGGCGCGATGGCATCTAAGCCGGAGGCGGACCATGAAGCTTAAACCGACCATCAAGGATCTCTCGGAAGTCGACGAAAAGTATCGCGACCTCTACGTCGAAACCGACGGGGGTTATGTGCTCGAAGTCGAAGGGATGGTCGATCGCGCGAAAGTGGCCGAATTCCGCGACAACAACATCAAACTTCAGAAAGACCTGACCGACACGCAGGAAAAGCTGACCGCGTTGAGCGCCAAGTTCGAAGGCATCGACCCGGAAAAGATCAAGGAACTTCAGGAAACCGAAGCCAAACTCCGCGACAAGCAGTTGATCGACGCCGGCCGCGTGGACGAATTGATCGACATGAAGCTCGCCGAACAGCGGAAGAACTTCCAGAAGGACTTGGCCCAGCGCGACGAAACGATCGGCAACCTGACCAAAGAACGCGACGAATCACGCGGCACCGTGAAACGCCTGCACGTCGAGAAAGTCGTCGGAGACGCCGCTCTCAAACACGGCGTTCGTGAAGGCGCGTTGGATGACGTCTTCAATCATGCTCATGCCTACGGCTTCGATCTCGCCGAAGACGGCAACGACGTCGTCATCAAGGGTCCGAGCGGAGATCCGCGCCGCTCTTTGTCGGACCCGAGCAAAACAATGTCGGTGGAGGAATACTTCAACGACGTTCTCGCCGAGTCCAAGCCCTTCTACTTCAAGGAGAGCGCGGGCGGTGGCAGCAAGGGTGGCGGCGGCGGCCCGGCGGGTCGGCGTGTCAGCTTGTCTGACTCTGGCGCCATCAACGCAAACATCGAAGGCATCGCGTCCGGGAAAGTCCAAGTCTCCGACAACTAGCCTTCCTTCAGCGCATCCGGCGGCTGCGCTAGTCCGGACCCGGTGGGTCCAATTCACCTGAAAACTGACCTCCCACCGGGGTCGAACTAGGAGTATTGGCTATGTCCAACACCATTACCGCCATCATGCCGAAAATCCTTGCGCGCGGCCTTCTGGCCCTTCGCGAGCGCGTTGTCATGCCGCGCCTCGTCAACGGCGATTACTCCGCCGAGGCGGCGCAGAAAGGCGCGACCATCGACGTCCCGTACAGCCAGTCCAAGACGGCCAAGGACGTCACGCCGAGCAACACGGATCCGGCCGCGGACAATTCCGAGCCGAAGTTCGTGCAGATCACGCTCGACCACTGGAAGCACTCCGACTTCCATCTGACCGACAAGGAAATGGCCCAGATCGACGCCAACGAGCACTTCATCCCGCTCGAAATGCAGGAATCGATCAACGCGCTGGCCACCTTCGTCAACGCCACCATCCTCGCCGAGTACAAGGGCGTCTACGGCTACGCC